ACACGAACAAATGTTCTTGTTTGAAAGAGGGCGGTTTAACTGCCCTCTTTCTTTTTGTAAAAATCTATTGTACTGTTTGGGCATCCCTGACAGTCGCATGGTGCGGCTGACTTAACCCTGACAGGAGATTATCATGGGTAATTCTACATTTAGCGGTCCAGTACGCTCGGAAAATGGCTTTCAACAAGTCACTAAAAACGGAACTACTGGTGAAATTACACCTTCGCAATTTGCGTTACAGACGATTGCCACCACAGGCAACAATGTCATTGACACAAGCTCAGGCACAGCCGCAGGTGCAAATAATGCCAGTTTAGACACAGGTGCTACTATTTTTGGTATCGTGCCTAACGAGCATGGCTCTGGTATTGCTGATGCTTCTATTAACACTTTTGTTAGCAAGGTTGGTGGCACAATCACGACAACTATTCTTATTGACCTTCACGGCGGGTTTGTTGGATCAGCTACAGGAGATCGTATTATTGGTGTCGGAACTTCTGCTAATGCGTACATTGCGGAACTAACTAAAGAAGTTAACGGCATTCCTATACTTCTTGAGTTTGGCTGTGTTGAAGTACCAACAGGCGGTGATCCAGATATTAACGTAGACATCTCTGCTACGGGAACAACCGCGTCTGGTGCGGCTGTAGCCAGCGGAACTCAGATGATGAACAACGGCGACCTTACTTTAGGTTACTACAACGCTGTTGATTCGGCTGCTACTATGGCGGCTTTGTCTAAAAAGTTTATCTATCTTGTTCAAGGTGCTGCTACAAATGCAGCGTACACAGCAGGTAAAATCTGGATTCGCATCACTGGCATGAATGTAGATTTTGATAACGGCTAATGTTTAATTTGGCGGGGTTTAACGCCCCGCCTTCAATTTTAGGAGGCCGAAATGGCAGGATCAGACGTAACCCCAGTCATCATCAGCGATGAGGTGGCTTTAGACGCGGACGGAATTTCAACAGCCACTTCAGTGGGAAACAACGCAGCCTTGGTTATTGGCGGGGCTTTAGCTTCTGGCGGAAGCGTTACAAACGCCTCTGCACGACAGGTAACAATTTTGTCCGCAGGAAACGATTCTTCAAAGTCGTTTAATATAGTTGGCACAGATGTAAATGGTGCGGCACTTACCGAAAACCTTACGGGCGCTAATGCTGGAACAGCAACCAGTTCTGGTTATTTTAAAACAATTGCAAGCATAACTGCGGTTGGCAATCCCGCAGGAAACGTATCCGCTGGCATTAATGCTAATGCGGCAGGTGTAATCTTCGCAGGACGCACTCGTTTGCAAGGGTTTTCTTTTTATTCTGGCGGAACCGCTGGAATAGCTAACCTACGGAACGGTGGTGTTACAGGCACAGAACTAATTCAGTTTCGCTCGATTGGAACTGACAACGCTTCTGACGACCCGTTTATGCCGGATGAGGGTGTACTGTTTAAAGACGGTTGTTTTGTTACATTCGTTGTTCCGCAGTTTGACTTGATGATGTTCTACCACGCATAATCTTTAGGGCGGTTGCTATGGCTGATAAGAAAAAAGTTAATCTCTCAGTTGGACGTGGCGAGAAACTGTCTGTTAAAAAGGGTGCGGGTCTTACAGCAAAGGGTCGCGCTAAATACAACAAAGCAACAGGTAGCAAACTCAAAGCTCCTGCGCCTAACCCAAAGTCTAAAAGCGAGAAAGGCCGTAAGAAGTCTTTCTGCGCTCGTTCCAAGGGTTGGACAGGGGAAAGAGGCAAGGCTGCGCGGAAACGTTGGAAGTGCTAGACAGATGAAATTTGAACTTAATCACTTTGTTTCTGTTATAATCCTGGGTGTTGTAAGCTGGGGCGCGATTACTTTGTTTACAATGAACGCGCAAATGGCAGTAGTAGTGTATAAGGTAGATCAAAACTTCAACATGATCCAGCCCATGTGGCAGGACTTTTTACAAAGGAGGGCGACCTATGACAATGTCCCGGTCTCAAATGAGCCAACAGATTTCCAAGCCGCCCTCGGGGAGAAATAATGCCCAAAGACGCATGTTACAAAAAAGTAAAAGCAAGGTACAAGGTCTTCCCAAGCGCCTACGCAAGCGGAGCCATAGCCAAGTGTCGAAAGGTGGGCGCCGACAAATGGGGAGAATCTTCTAAGCGCAAGCGCCCTGTTAAGAAAAAGTTAAAGAACGGTGGTCTTATTGCAAGTGGTTGTGGGGTTGTGCAAGAGTCGCGCCGCAAAGAAACGAACTTGTTCTAATGGCTGTTCGTAAAACAAAAGAAGGAGCCGCTCTCAAACGATGGTTCAAGGAAGACTGGGTAGATGTTAAATCTGGTAAGCCTTGTGGGCGTAAGAAGGGTGAGAAAAGAGACACCCCGTATTGCCGGCCAAGTAAAAGAGTAAGCTCTAAAACACCGAAGACAAGCAAAGAAATGACAGCGGCTGAAAAACGTAGTAAGGTAAGAGAGAAAGCCAAGCTTGGACAGCCTGCTGGTAAACCTCGCAGAGTTTCCGCAGCTAAACGTAAAACGAAGAAGGGGTAACAAATGACGACTTCTGGAACCAGAACATTTAACCTTGATATAGCTGAAGTCATCGAGGAAGCCTATGAGCGGTGTGGCTTAGAGGCTCGTACTGGTTACGAGATCAAGACAGCACGTCGTTCGTTGAACCTAATGTTTGCGGAGTGGACTAACCGCGGATTGAACTTATGGACTATCAAGCAAAAAGTATTAAACATGGCTCAGTCTGTGTCATCTTATCCGGTTGGAACCCTGACAATTACTGTAGCATCTAGTGCTTCTTTTGCTGTGTCTGAAACAATTACAGGCGGCACAAGTGGTGCAACAGCTATAATAACAAACATCGTCTCAAGCACATCTATTGCTATAACGTATCCTGTGGGAACGTTTATTGCGACTGAATCTATCACGGGCAGTGTTAGCGGCGCTGTGACTTCGGTGACAACCGCAGTTGATTTTTCGTTAACTCAAAGTTCCGCAGATATACTAGAAGTGGTTTTGCGTAGAGGTAATACAGACTTTGAGCTAGATAGGATTAGCCGTGGAGAGTATTTAAACCTGCCTAACAAAACAACTCAAGGCCGGCCTAGCCAGTTCTACTTCGACCGACAAATCAGCCCCGTAATTAATCTATGGACTGTGCCCGAAAACTCTACCGACCAACTGATCTATTATTATGTTGATCGCATTGAGGACGCAGGAGCGTTTGCTAACACCGCTGACCTGCCCTTTAGGTTCTATCCTTGCATGGTTGCTGGCCTGGCATACTATATCGCGATGAAGAGGTCGCCGGAGCGGTTGCAATACTTAAAGTCTATTTATGAAGAAGAGTTTCAAAGAGCGTCGGATGAGGATCAGGGTCGTGTATCTCTGAAACTTCAGCCTAGCATATCGTACTTGAGGGCATAATGGCATTTGCTAGTGGAAAAGATGCATACGGAATTTCGGATAGGTCTGGGTTTAGATACCGTCTGAGAGACATGGCGAAAGAATGGAACGGCGCTTTAGTCGGTACGGATGAGTTTGAGCCCAAGCATCCGCAGCTATCTCCACCTCGTATAGGACCAGACCCTCAAGCTCTAAGGAACCCACGTCCGGAACAGGATCTAGAGGAACAAAGAAATATACAGTACGGTTGGAATCCTGTAGGTGGCGCAACAGACAACGGAATTAATCCCCCTAACAACCTAGTTTCTACTGGGGCGGTGGGCGCAGTAACGGTGACAACATGAGCTTTACATATACGCAGTTAAAGACTGCAATTGAAAATTACACTGAGAACAACGAGACATCTTTTATCTCGAACCTTCCCTTGTTCATAAGACTTACCGAGGAGCGGATTCTAAAGAACGTTCAACTGAGTTTGTTTCGCAAGAATGTTGCGGGTCAAATGTCTGCATCTAATAAGTTTTTATCTCTGCCAAGTGATTTCTTAGCTCCATTTGCCCTTTCATACACTGACAGTAATAGTGAGGCTGTCTTTGTAGACTTTAAAGACGCCGAGTTCATTCAGTCTTACAACCCTAACCCTGCTACAACAGGATCTCCAAAGTATTATGGGCAGTACGATTTAGATAACCTTATCTTGGCCCCTACTCCAAGTAGTAGTTTTAACTCCGAACTTCATTACTTCTACCGGCCAGAGAGTTTAACTCAAAGCAGCTACACTCTTACTCTTACAAGTGTGACAGGAACGTTTACTGCGAATGACACTATCACTGGTGGTACGAGCGGTGAAAGTAGTGGTGTAGATTCAGTTCCCAACACCACATCATTAATTGTGGTAATACCTAGCAGCAACTATACGGTTGGTGAGACAATTACAGCTAGTCCAAGCGGAGCTACGGCTACAGTCTCAGCACTTGGCGCGGACACTACACTAACGTGGTTGAGTGAGAACGCAGAGATGGCGATGCTTTACGGTTCTTTGTCAGAGGCGTACCTGTATATGAAGGGGGACCCTGCAATAATGCAGATGTACACACAAAGATTCGGCGAAGCTGTTGGTCGATTGAAGAACTTCGGTGAGGCTCAAGAGGTAACCGATGAGTACCGCACAGGCCAACTTATTCGTGCTAAAACGTAAGGAGATTAATATATGACTGCATCTTTTCCCGTAACCATGTCAAACGACTTTAAAGTTGAAGTTGCGACGACAAACAACCGCGGGTTTACCCCAGAGGAAGTTGCACAACGTTGTGTTAATAAGATAATTGCTATTTCTGAGAACGCTCCCCCAGCTATTCGGGAACAAGCTAGAGAGTACCGAGACTCCGTAGAAAAAATTGTTGCGCTGTATATGCGACAGGCTATCCAAAGTGACAGAACTACGGTATATAATGCAATCAAAGATGCCGGTCAGCCAACCTTGGCCGAGTATATAAAGGAAATGTAAATGGCTTTTAATGGAAACTTCTTATGCACCTCGTTCAAAGTAGAACTATTAAAGGGCGTTCATAACTTCACGGCGGCAAGCAACCAGTTTAAGCTGGCTCTGTATGACAACAGTGCTACTTTCACCGCTGCAACCACTGCGTACACATCTACTAACGAGATTAGTGGCACGAACTACACAGCTAAAGGAAATTTCCTGACCAGTATTACGCCGGTCGCTAGTGGTACAACTGCACTCACAGACTTCGCGGATGAGGTGTTTTCTAACGTAACCATCTCGGCAGTTCGAGGCGCTTTGATATTTAATGAAGTGGCTACGGGCGATCCAACGGTTTGCGTATTAGATTTTGGTGCGGACAAAGCGGCCAGTTCTGGGGACTTCACTATTATTTTCCCTACTGCTGATGCATCTAACGCGATCATCCGGATAGCCTAATGGCCGATCCGGTTGCAGCCTTTCAAGGATGGAACAGTTCCATCCAAGGGTGGAACACAGGCACTTGGAATACCAATGTTGCCTATTCCATTACTGCAACTGGATCCGTTGGTGCATCCACGGTTTCTAGTGAAGGTAATGTTACGGTTACTGGGCCAGGTGCAGCTACGGCATCTGTTGGCGCCGTTACAGTTACAGGTTTTGCTAATGTCTCCGTAACCGGAGTTGCTGGCACAACCGCACTGGGCAGTTTCTTCACCACTAATACAATGGTGACGATGACTGCTGTTGTTAATGGAGCATCGACAGCAACCGTTGGAAACGCTAATGTACCGGTAACTGGAGTTTCATGTACCGCAGTCGTAGGCAAACTCGAACAGCCTTGGGGGTTAATTATACCGTCTCAAGCGTCAAATTTTACGGGGGTCACCCCTTCGCAAACGCCGTCTTGGGCGGACGTTGCAGCATAGGATAAAAAAATGGCAAGTGTATATACAAATGACTTACGGTTAGAAGAAATTGGGTCTGGGGAACAGTCGGGTTCTTGGGGCGATACAACCAATACTAACTTAGAACTAATTGCGGAAGCGTTTTCTTTTGGCACAGAGGCCATTACAACAAACGCCAACACGCACACCACAACGATTGCGGATGGGGCATCTGATCCTGGACGGTCAATGTTTTTGAAGTACACTGGTACTTTGGATTCTGCCTGTACAATTACAATTGCGCCAAACACAGTCAGCAAACTTTGGTTTATCGAGAATGGAACCTCTGGTTCCCAGAACATCATTATTAAGCAAGGATCTGGGGCGACTATTACAATCGCGGCGGGACAGACTAAGGCTATCTACTCAAATGGCGCAGGCTCTGGCGCGG